GGCACGGGTCTCAAAAGCCTTGTCGAGATGGTAGAGTTTACCATACAAAGTGTGGTCTCTGCTTGCCGCGCACAGAAGCATTACCTGGTGGTGTCGGGACGCAACAACTTCCGCAAGGTTTTATATCCAGACTACAAGGCTGGCAGACGTGAGAAGCCACCTCTCTATGCCCCATTGATGGACAAGCTGGAAGAGTTGAACCGCTCTCGCTGGTGCAAGCACGACCAACTGGAAGCGGATGATCTGCTTGGTATCATGCTCACGAACGGAAGGGTTAAAAACCCAATCCTTTGCAGCATAGATAAAGACTTACTTGGTGTTCCCGGTTGGCACTACAACTGGAACAAGGACGACTGGCCTCGTGAGGTTACGCAGGGTGAGGCAGACCATCATTGGTTGGTTCAGTTGCTCATGGGAGATTCAACCGACAACATTGAGGGGATGAAGGGGATTGGAATTGCTAAGGCCGAGAAGTTGGTCGCCGCTTACTACGATAAGACAGGGGTCTTAGACGCACCCGTTGCATCAGCAAAAGAAATTTACGAATCCGAAGGTTTTAGTCTTGACGCATATACGAAGTGCCTCATGCTCGCCTCTATCTGGAGGGCACCAATGCCACCAGAGCTTTTAGAAAACGAACTTATCTCGGAGGTGGTGAAGACCATTCCGAGCCTATAAACCAAACCAAACCAAACATAAACATGAACAAACAAGACATACACAGAACACCAAGGCACGAACGCACACAGCTGGAGCAAGACTTCAGGGACAAAGCTGCAAACAACTTCTACACCTCCAGGAAGTGCGACAACACTTACTCCGAAGCCCTATACCTTGGTCAGTATATAGCCAACAAGTGGGCAGCAGTTAGCGTTCGCACCGCTCACCGCTATGGTCATATGCAAGACATGACCGAAGAGCCTTGCCCATTGACAGCGGAAGCAAAGGATGAAAGCTACGCCAAGAAACTTATGAGAGGCTATGATGCCCTTGAGGAACTCAACAAAGTTTCACTATAAACCAAAACATAAAACAAAACAGAAACATGATTATCAGAACAGCAACTTACCCTTACGGCCCCGCCAACAAGATGGACGGAGACACCCTTGTCCAACGTCTACAAGTTGTCGCAGGACGACCACGCTTCGTAGATGACTACGTTGGCTCACTATGTGACGGAGATGAATACTGGATTCCGGGTGTTCACATGAAGCCTGGAAGTCGCACGGGGAATCAAATCCTCTCGTGGATGACAGAAAACTTCATAGACGCTGAGTATGAGTATAACACGGACATGATGCCAGAGGCTGTTGTCCTATACAACAAGCACGGGCAGACCCTTGTGACCTACCCATACGGAGACGATTGCTTGAGTGAAGCCTGCGAGTTCGTGATGGATCAAGAAGAACGCGAAGACATCTAGTATGCCCAGCTCTAAGAACACTCAGCCGCACTCACTTGAGTCGGAGACTGTTGTCCTTGCGTCTTGTCTTCTATCTGAAGATGGCTCCGTCTATGACGAAGTGTCGCAGGTCATTCAGCCCTCTGATTTCTACGTCACCCGCAACTCTACAATCTTCTCGACCATCGGGGAGATTGTGGGGAAGGGGTTGGAGTTGTCCGACATCACACTACTAGAGCAGTTGCGCTCCAATGGTGATGAGAAGGAAGTTGGTGGTATCAGCACCATCTATACAATCCAAGAAGCCTGTGAGACCTCAACCCACGCCACGTATGCCGCCAAAATAGTGAAGGAGAAGTCTAAGCTTCGCCAGACCATCCGTCATTGCCGCCTCGCCATTGAGGAAGCAGAGGAAGGGGAGGAAGAGGCAGACTCTGTGACATCCAAGCTAGAAGCCGCCCTACAGTCCCTACAAGACGTTGATGACGGCAAGGGGGACGGGAGTATCAGAAGTGCCGCAGAAGCCCTCAGAGAGGACTACAAGGCCATGGTGAGTGGAACCTATGAGGTCTCTGCCATGCCCACTCGCATAGCACAAGTAGATGAGAAACTTAGCTGTGGTGGTGTCGCCAACGGAGAGGTGATGGTCATTGCCGCACCCACCTCCTGTGGTAAGACTGCCCTCGCCCTCAACATTGTGTTGCAGAATGCCGTCACCCACCACACGCCCGGTCTATACTTCTCATTTGAGATGCAAGCAAAGTCTCTGGCTAACCGTATGATTCAAACTTGTGCCGCCGTCCCTCTCAAGCGATTGCATGACGGGATGATGAAACCAGAACACCAGAAGCGTGTCTGGGAAGCAACGGACAAGATGGCCGAGGCTCCCATCTTCACCAACCACTATGTGAAGAGTGTGGATGAACTTCGTGCCAAGGCCCGGATGTATAAGCGTAAGCACAAGATTGAGTGGATTGTCATAGACTACCTCCAGCTTGTGCCTTGGGATCGTAAGATGAAAAAGAATGACGGCATCGCCGAGGTCTCACACCAAGTGAAACTGATGGCTATGGAGTTGGACGTTCCTGTCTTCTTGCTAGCACAAGTTAATCGTGAGGGAGCCAAGCGTGAGTCTGGTCTCACCTTGTATGACCTCAAGGATTCTGGTGACATTGAGAATGACTCCGACATCATCTTACTTCTGTGGCCTGATGGCAAGGATGTGGATGAGGCTAGGAGATCAGACGCAGAGCATGGGTCTTACGTTTCATTGAAGTATAACATAGCCAAGCAGCGTGAAGGTGCGCGTGACGTGAAGGGTAAGTTCATCTTTAAGAACCACATAGGACGTTTCCATTGATGCCCTGCTACAGGATTACATACACCCGAATGGATATGCCCTCACCTTGCTCTGCACTTAAAACAGCACACACCCAGGAGGAAGCAATTAAATGCTTGACTACTGGTAGCAAGACTAAAGGATACAAGTTGAAGAAGACGAACGTCCCAATCACCATTACTCAGATAACAGAACTAAACTAAACAAAACAAAACGAAAGATACAATGTGGATACTACCAAAACAATTACACACCTCAGCCTATGTTCCGGATATGAAGGAATTGGGCTTGGACTCAGAAGCGTTCTCCCAAATCTGCGAGAGATCGCTTACGTGGAGAGGGAAGGATTCCCTATCGCGAACTTGGTTGCAAAGATGGAAGCGGGAGAGCTGGATTCAGCACCTATCTTCACGGACGTTAAGACCTTCCCATACGGAAAGTTTCGTGGATGCGTGGACATCCTCTCTGGAGGATTCCCGTGTCAGCCATTCTCAGCTGCTGGAAAGCGTCAAGCTACTGAAGACCCCAGACACCTCTTCCCCTACATCGCAGACGGAATTAGAGAGTGCCAACCTAGAATTGTTTTCCTTGAAAACGTACAAGGAATTCTCTCCTGCAAGACAGCAGACGGAGAACCAGTTCTCCAGTATGTCCTCAGAACATTGGAAGGATTGGGTTATCGAGCAACGGCAGGAATATTCTCAGCGGAAGAAGTCGGCGCACCTCATCAGAGAAAGCGAGTCTTTATCCTTGGGATGGTCAACTCCAATAGTAGGAGATGCTCACCTAGCGAGCAACGTAGAGATGACATCAACAGGGTTCAAAGCAACAAGGAAGAATGGGACGAGCTACGGAGCGAAACTGAGGGATGCAGTAGAGACCTACGAGAAGAAGAACTGGCCTACGATAACAGTCAACGAGAGCCACAACACGCCTTGCCCAAGTCAGTTCAAGCGGAACACACCACCGTTAGGCACAGCAGTATTACTCGATGGCCATCAAGACCAGGTGAACCCCAGCACGAGTGGGAAGAGCCAAGAGTCGTGGCCGACTCCAAGAGCCAACAAGGTTCATCCCGAAATAACGGAGGAGAACAGAGATCATCTAGCCAATCGGAAGAAGTCCAACTTGGAGGAGGACATAGCGGGTCATTGCGGGAAAGCAACGGGCAAGCTGAACCCCAACTGGGTCGAACACCTAATGGGTCTTCCAGCCGGGTGGACAGACTTAGGCTCTTGGGAAACGGAGTAGTTCCTCAGACTGCCGCCAAGGCATTTACCACTCTATCACAAAGACTAATCTAATTACTAACAGAACTATGACAACAGACCTAGACGAAGCACGACAATACGCAGACACAATGCTTGAAGCCCTGGACGTAATGGGGCGAGCAATGTATTTTTGCTTAAACCATCCCAACTCTCCAGAGTTCAAGGAACACCGCAAGCTACTCATCGGAGCGCACGAACGTATGGGTAAAGATACTACCGATATGCTAGCGCAACTTGACATTCCAGAACCTCCGTATGAGCCAACCAAGGAGGAGTTAGCACAACATGGCTAGGGGTGAAATCAATCCAGTCTTGGGTATGACGGAGGGTAGGTTCCGGACTATGGTTAAGTCTGCCCTTCGTCCTTGCTGGCGCAACTCTTCCCGCAAGACCTTCATCCAATCCGTTCGCACACGCGGCATCAACCCAGCTACAGGTAGAGAACGATTCGTCGTGGTCTGCGTAGACTGCGGCAAGGAGATGGGGATCACAGAGAAGGAGAGGCGCAAGAAGTTAGATGGAACCTTAGAGAAGCGGGCCAAGATTGTCTATGAGATTGACCACGTCGATGGTATCACACCACTCACCGATGTTCAAACCCTAGAAACTTTAACCCCACACTTCAGGGACATGATCTACGGAAAACAAGAAGTGGTATGTGTGGCCTGTCACAAAGTTCGCACAGCAAATCAAAGGAAAAATAAATCAAAATAACCATTGACATACCTAAGCCAAGTCCATAGAACCTTAACTAACATCATCAACCAATACAATAATATGAGTAGAACAAGAAATACATCAACCGGGGGTGGTTCATCCAACCCTGCCGCTAAATACCTAGAGTGGGACACGCAGTCTGGTGACTGGAAATACTGGGACAAAGAAGCAAGCACAGAGAAGCACCTGCCCATCTCGACGGCCTTCATCGTCCTGGATCAACTCAACACAGTTAAAGGTTTCCTAGAAGCCAAGCAGACTGGCATCTGGTCTAACGAAGTTCGTGCCGTAGGTGACAAGCTTATTGTTCGCAACAAGGACGGCATCGTAGCAACTGGTGCATGGTCAGACGTTAAGGCCACCCAAGGAGCCAAGTTCACTAAGTCTATCTATGCCATGGCTAAGACAGGCTCAGACGACTACGAGCTAATCAACTTCCAAGTTAAGGGTGCTGCCCTCACCGCTTGGATTGAGTTCGTCGATGGCCTCGGTGGTGACAGCGGTCTATACAGCGACACAGTTGTTTCTATCAAGGAAGCAACAGACGAGAAGAAGGGTGCCGTGAAGTTCAAGAAACCTCTCTTCTCTGTAGTTAGCAACACCTTGTCCGACGAAGCTGCCGCCCGCGCAGATTACTACGACAACCTCCTGCAAGACTACCTCGACGGATACCTAGGAGTAGCGTCCAAGGAGCCAGACACCGAGGATGCTGGTAATAGTGGT